TAAAGGCGCATATGTGCTGGTCGATGGCAGCGGGGGTGATGATTGGGGAGAAATGGTCTGCCGCAATGCCGATGCATTGATCATGGTTGGCCGGCCCGGAAAGTTCGATTCTGCGCCCAGCCCGATGGAACAAGCCGCAATGCGCTGGATTCCGGAACCACAGCGCACTTTACTGCTGCTGCGATCAAAGGCTGACAAGAAGATCAGTAAAAGCGGAGAATGGATCGATCCACGCGATCCCAAACTGCACCACCATGTCGCATTGGATAGGGAAGATGACTTTAACAAAGTCGCCCGTTTCCTGACGGGAAAAGCTGTGGGCGTTGTGCTGGCCGGCGGCGGCGCTCTGGGCTGTGCGCATCTGGGCGTGATCAAGGCATTGCAACAGGCCGATATTCCGATTGACTATATTGGCGGCGCCAGTGCCGGCGCGGCGATGGGCGGCGCTATTGCGCGCGGGATGACCGTGGATGAAACGCTGGATCAGATGGAAGCCATGTTCATCGGGGCCAAGGCGATGAAGCGATTGACGCTTCCGATCTTTTCTTTGCTTGATCCGACGGTATTCGACCGCGAACTTCGGGTTCGCTATGGCACCAAAGACATTGCCGATCAGCCGATCAGTTTCTTTGGCGTATCGACCAATCTTTCGACCAATGGCCTGCACATACATCGGCGCGGACCGCTGTGGGAATGTGTGCGGGCATCGGGTTCGCTACCCACGATATTGCCGCCGTTTATCGATGGCGAAGGCAACATATTGGTTGATGGCGGGGTGCTGGACAATGTTCCGGTAAAGGTCATGCATGATTTGAAGACCGGACCCAATATTGTTGTGACCCTGGGTGATCCCAATGAAGTCTGGCGAACCGATGTTGAATATGACGAAGTGCGTGGCCGGTGGACATTGATCAAGGATGTTCTTCTGCGGCGCAAGAAAGAGCAGGACTTTCCCTCGATTGTTGAAATCATGTCACGATCCATGGTTGTTGCCAGCCGCATGGCGTCCAAAGAAATGCTCGGAGAGCAGGACATATTGGTCAACCCGCCAATCATTCCCGGTATGCAGATATTGGATTGGCATTTGGGCCGGGAACTGGCGGAAATGGCAGTCGAATATATCGCCGAGCAGGTGTTGATCAGCACTGATTTCAAAAGTAAATTTACCAAATAGGTAAAAACTCTTGACTTCGTCACGCTGTTTAGGTACATATCAGGAACATCGAGAAAAAGTGATTCGGGCTGACAGGCTCTGAACGACCTATCGCGAAACTATGCGAACGGTCTTTCAGGCGGTCGGCCTTTTTTGTGACCAGCGTATTGGGGCTACTCTGGTGTGGAGTAGTGTATGTCTAAAAACCCGGTCCAGCTTAAACGCGATAATAAACGAAAGAAAAAGTTTCTGAAACATCTGGCGATGAGTTCGCATGTTACACAATCGGCAAAGGCCGCGAATATCCCGCTCTCGACGCTTTACCTTTGGCGTGATCGGGATGCGAAATTTCTGGACGATTGGCTGAATGCACTGGCTGCGGGATATGAATTACTGGAAATGGAATTGCTGCATCGCGCCCGGAACGGCGTCGAGAAACCTGTTTTCCGGAACGGTGAAAAGGTCGCAACAGTGAAGGAATATGACAATGGCTTGGCGTTTCGATTGCTGATGGCACATAAGGATATGGTGGCAAGGACAAGGGCTGCCCGAGCAGAAAATACCGATAGAGCAACCCAGCTTCGCCAAACCCTGGATCAGAAAATCAACCAGATGCGCGAACGGCTGCAAAACCGTGAAGGTTTGAGCCAAAATATCAAGTATGGCAGTAATTCTGCATGAGCCGTATCTCGACGGCGACTCTTTTTGCAAGACTGACCAACGACGAACAGGCCGCGTTTCTTGGCGGGCTTTCTTCGTTTGAACTGGAAAAATTGATTCACAATTGGAAAATCTGGGCACGGCCAGATCAGATTGCACCAAAAGGACACTGGTCGACCTGGTTGATCATGGCCGGGCGCGGGTTTGGCAAGACCAGAGCCGGCGCCGAATGGGTGCGATCCATTGCCGAACAAAATGGCGATGCCCGCTTTGCTTTGGTCGGAGCCAATTTTGCCGAAGTACGAACTGTGATGGTGGAAGGAGAAAGCGGTCTATTATCCATCGCACCTTCGTTTAATCGTCCGTCATGGGAACCTTCTCTAAAGCGAGTGCAATGGTCAAATGGCGCAGAGGCCCGGCTTTATTCGGCTGCGGAGCCAGAGGGTTTACGCGGCCCCCAGCATAGTCATGCCTGGTGTGACGAAATTGCCAAATGGGGGAACAACGCCGGACAAGCGGTTGGAGCATGGGACAATCTGAAAATGGGATTGCGTTTGGGTGATTTGCCCAAAATTGTCGCGACAACCACGCCGCGTCCGGTGTCGCTGGTGCGCAATCTGGTCAAGGATGACCTGGTCGCAATTACCAAAGGCCGAACAATTGATAATCAAATGAACCTGCCGGAGGCATTTTTAACGGCAATGGCATTTGATTATGCCGGCACGCGATTGGGCCGGCAGGAATTGGACGGTGAGCTGATCGAAGAACTGGAAGGCGCGCTGTGGAGTCGGCCGATGATCGAAACTTGCCGCGTCGATGACGTGCCCAGTTTTGTTCGGATTGTGGTGGCGGTTGATCCGCCTGCTTCCGCCAATGGTGATGCTTGCGGGATTATTGTTGCGGCTTTGGGTCATGATCAAAAGGCATATATATTGGCTGATTGCAGTGCGGAAAAACCAAGTCCGGAAGAATGGGCGCGGAAAGTCGCAGATGCAGCGGTTTTGTGGGATGCGGATCGCGTGATTGCGGAGGCCAATCAAGGCGGTGCGATGGTGAAGTCCGTCCTGCACGCCGCAGATATTTCTCTGCCTGTGAAGCTTGTCCACGCATCGCGGGGCAAGGTCGCACGGGCAGAACCGGTCGCGGCGCTTTATGAAAATGGCCGCGTCCACCATATCCGCGCCTTTCCTCGTCTGGAGGATGAACTGTGCGGGCTATTGACCGGTGGTGGTTATGAAGGTCCGGGAAGATCTCCCGATCGTGCCGATGCATTGGTTTGGGCCCTGACGGAATTGATGTTGGGCAAATCAAAAAAACCGAACATCCGAAACTTAATCTAGGAAAAGAAATGACATTCTGGAAAGATCTGTCTCTCGCCTTCAAGGGCGGGATCGGTCCATCGCGACCGCCTTTGGGGCGTTCATATATCGGCACTTATGGAGGCGCATCATTATCGGGTGAGGCGCCCTTTTCTTATGTCGGTGCAGTGCGTGAGGCATATGTTGAAAATGCTATAGCCCAGCGCGCCGTGCGGATTGTCGCGGAAGGGGTCGGCGGTGCGCCGTTGACTGATCTCTTGGACGATATTGCTATATTGGTCAATCAAACGAGCGCAGGGCAATCATTACTAGAAACCATTGCCGCGCATTTGTTGTTGCATGGCAATGCCTATGTGCAGATCATCTGTGGCGGCGACGACAAGCCATCCGAGTTATTTGCATTACGCCCAGACCGGATAACGGTCGAACCGGATGCGAAAGGCTGGCCCACTGCTTATCAATACCGGGCCGGTGAACATCAAACACGGTTTGCGGCGCAAGATGCGATGGGTCGCAATGCGATCATACATATCAAGGCCTTCCATCCTACCGATGACCATTACGGTCTGGGATGCCTGGGAGCGGCAGCGAAACCGGTCGCGGTGCACAATGCTGCGGCCACTTGGAACAAAGCGTTTCTTGACAATGCCGCACGCCCTTCCGGAGCTCTCGTTTATGATCCCGGCGCCGATGGTTCCGCTTTAACGGGCGAACAGTTCGATCGTCTGAAAGCCGAGATGGAGGCGAGCTTCGCCGGTTCGGGCAATGCCGGGCGGCCGATGCTGCTCGAAGGCGGTCTGAAATGGCAGTCGATGAGCATGACGCCCGCCGATATGGATTTTGTTGCACTGAAAGAGTCGGCGGCCCGTGAAATTGCTCTGGCTTTTGGTGTGCCGCCGATGCTGCTCGGACTGCCGGGGGACAATAGTTATGCCAATTACCGCGAAGCCAATCGTGCGCTTTGGCGGCTGACCATTTTGCCGTTGGCGGGCAAGATACTTGGCGGATTATCCGACGCGTTGATCAGCTGGTGGCCGGACGTCAATCTGTCGATTGATCGTGACCAAATTCCGGCTTTGTCAGAGGATCGCGAGCGCTTGTGGAAACAGGTCTGCGACGCGGACTTTCTATCGCCCGAAGAAAAACGGTCGATGCTGGGATTGGATTGAGGTTCAAACGGAGTTTTTTGAATGTTGCAAAATGAAGATATGCTTGCCCGCCTGATAGCGCAGGCGGAAAGTGACGGCGCAGACCTGATTACCCTGCGCGCTATTGTGGAGGAAGCTACTGATAATGGTGCGGTGCGCGTGATTGACCGGCTCGGTTTGGGTGACGCGTCTGCGCACGGCGATCTGGACGAGCTGCGCGAGTTACTGCAGGCTTGGCGAACGGCAAAGTCGAGTGCCTGGAAAGAAGTGGTGACCTGGACAGTGCGCGGGGCGTTGACGCTGCTGTTAATTGGAATAGCGGTCCGGCTTGGTCTGAGTGACATGATACGGTGAACGCGCTTCGTTTCGCCGGCTATGCCGCGATCTTCAACCGTATCGACAAGGGCGGGGATATTATCCGTCCCGGCGCCTTTGGATCGTTGCAGGAAGGACAGGAGTTGCCGTTACTGTGGCAGCATGATCCGAGCCAGCGCATTGGCAGCGTGACTTACGTGCGGGAAGATCGGCGCGGTTTGCGGGTCGTTGGCAGCCTGTCCAAAGCGACCAAAACTGGCCGGCTGGTGACAGCGATGCTGGAAAATGGCGCGGTCAACGGATTGAGTTTTGGCTATCGGGTGAAGCATTCGGAGGGTCAAAAACCCCGGACTTTGCACGACCTCGATGTTGCCGAAATATCAGTGGTGATGCGCCCGATGCAGGTCGCAGCAAAGGTCCACATGATAGGCTAGAATAATCCGTATCTGAATTTTGAGGCCGCCCCAAAACCGGGCGGTTTTTTAATGCCTGAAACTCATCACGCCCAAGAAAGGAAATTTATGGAACTCCCCCAAGAAACAAATCTGGAAACCAAGGCCGATCCGCTGGAGGCATCATTTGATGCGATGGTTGCGACTGAGGATGTGGCGGGCCACGGGAAAGCGATTGATACGTTACGTGTCGATGTCGATGGCTTGAAGTCGCAGATGGCCGATATTTCGAAAGCCTCCTCCCGGCCCGTATTGGAAGGGACAAAGGGTATGCCATCCTCTCTCGCCGCCCAGGATTTTGTGACCAAATATCTTCGTCGCGGTGACCATCGCGGTATTGAACTGAAAAGTTTTTCGGGTGCCTCCGGCCCGGAAGGCGGTTTTGCTGTCCCGCAAGAAATTGATGCCTTGATCGGTTCTACGCTCAGGGATATTTCGCCAATCCGTTCGATTGCAACGGTCGTGCAGACAGGCAGTGCAGGCTATCGCAAGCTTGTTACCTACGGCGGTACACCATCCGGCTGGGTGAGCGAAACGGCCGGTCGTCCGGAAACCGATACACCAAATTTCAATGAAATTGCTCCGCCAACAGGGGAGCTATATGCCAACCCTGCGGCCTCACAGACAATGCTTGATGATGCGGCGTTCGATGTCGAGGCCTGGCTCGCCGATGAGATTGCTCGTGAATTTGCACAGGCCGAAGGAGCGGCCTTTGTCAGCGGCTCTGGCACGAACCAGCCGCGTGGTTTTCTGAATGCCGCAGTGACCGACGAGAAAGATGACGTGCGCGCCTTTGGTTCGCTGCAATATATCCCGTCTGGTTCTTCGGGTGAGTTTGCCAGCGAAGATGCATTGGTAGATCTGGTGCACATGCTCAGACCAGCTTACCGGCAGGGCGCGACCTTTGTCATGAACAGCTCGACATTGGCACGAATTCGCAAATTCAAAACCGCAGATGGTGCGTTCTTGTGGCAGCCGTCATTGGCTAGCGGCCAACCCGGTACATTATTGGGTTATCCGGTCGTCGAGGCGGAAGACATGCCCGATATCGCCGCTGACAGTCTCTCGATTGCATTCGGCAATTTCCGGGCTGGCTATCTGATCGCCGAGCGCACCGCGACGAATATTCTCCGCGATCCATTCACCAACAAGCCGTTTGTGCATTTCTACGCAACCAAACGAGTGGGCGGTCAGGTGATGAATTCCGAAGCGATCAAACTGATGCAATTCAGCGCTTCCTAGGCCCTTAGCTCGCCATCCGGAAACGCCTTGAGGATGGCGAAATCAATTCGCTGCGTTTCAACGTAGCGAGCGCTCGCGCCGAAATGCTCCCCTTGGTCGGTGCGGGCGCACCATTTCCCTCTCTTGAAAGGACAACGCAATCATGAGTTTTCCTGTTGAAGACCTGCCTGACATTCCGCCAGGAATGATTGCAGAGGTCAAAAATTTCCTTCGGCTCGAACATGATTCCGATAATACCGCGATCGACGGGTTTATTCGAAGCGCGGCGACGCTTTGTGAAGATTTCGTAGGCCAAATGCTGATCGCACGGCCGGTGACTGATCTGCTCGCCGCGCGCGGCGAGTGGCAGAAACTGAAACAACTTCCCGTTCAGAGCATTAGCGAGGTAACGCTCATTTCCGCGGATGGAACAGCGGTGATAATGCCTCCGGATTCCTATGCGCTCGACATTGACAGCGATGGTTACGGCTGGGTTCGCATAGAAAATAATCCCGAAGCTCCGCGTATCCGTGTGGCCTATAGTGCCGGTCTTGGTGCCAATTGGGATGATCTGCCGCAAACGCTGCGCCAGGGTATCGTAAGATTGGCCGGTTATCTTTATACAAACCGTGATGGTGTTGATCCCGGCGGTCCGCCCAGCGCGGTGACTGCGCTCTGGCGGCCCCATCGTCGGTTGAGGCTTGCCTGATGGGTGGTGAGTTTGCCGGAATGCTCCGCGAACGCATTCGAATAGAACGGTTCGCAACCGAACGTGATGCCTTGGCTTCGTCATCCGATGAAACAGAATTGATAGGCGAGTTTTGGACTGCAATCGAAGCGCAGGGAGCAGCACAGGAAGCAAGCGCGGAAAGTCGCGCCGCTATGCAGAGATGGCGTTTCATCTTGCGGCAAACCGATCAGATATTGCCGGGTGACCGGTTGATCTGGTCCGGGCGAAATATGCTGATCCGCACCGTTTCCGAAGACCGGCGGCTATTGCCCAAAACCATAGTCGAAGCAGAGGAGGCTCGTTGATGGACAAGCTAATTCGGAAAGGAATGGAACTGGCGGAACGAAAAAAGACAATGGTTCGTGCAGAATTGAAATCGACCCTCGCTCGATCGCTGCCAGACCATATCGCGGTTGAAGAAGAGGGTGATGATCTTTTGATCAAAGGGCCGCATCTTTCCGAGCAATTGATCGACAATGCTGATTTACGCGATGTCGCTTTTCTGATGCGCGGTGTCCGATGAGCAGTGCGCTTGAGGCGGTGCAAGCATCTGTGATCAGTTCCCTGCAATCCCATCAATCACTGATCGAGGCGGTCACCGGCATTTATGATGGGCCGCCGGTGCGGGCAGAATTTCCTTATATTGCTATGGCAACCGGAGCCTCTCTCGACTGGAGCCATAAATCGGGCAAGGGCCGAGAGCTCAGCGTTGCATTCACCGTGCATGATGATGGTACGAGCGCTGCCGGTTTGCACCGGATCATGGCTTTGGTGGAAGACGCGCTGGAGGATGGCCTGAGCGACACCAGCGGTTGGCAAGTCGTCACATTTGATTTTCGGCGCACCAGAATTTTGCGCAGCGCCGCCAGCCCCTGGAGCGGATTGATCGAATATCGCGCCCGCTGTTTGAAAAACTAAACTTCTAAAAGGAATAACTTATGGCAGCAGAAAAAGGCAGCGCCTTTCTTCTCAAAATTGGTGATGGCGCAAACCCGGTTGGGTACACAACCATTGCCGGACTGCGCACCACGCAGATGTCGATCAATGGCGAAACGGTGGTGATTACAAACAAGGATAGCGGGGGTTGGCGACAATTATTGTCTGGTGCCGGGATACGCTCGGTTTCGGTTTCCGGAGCGGGCGTATTTACCGGATCCGATGCTGAAAACAGGATGAAGAACCACGCACTCGCGGGGACTATCGACGCATTTGAACTGAGTTTCGAAAGCGGAGATAAAATGCAGGGTGATTTCCTGGTTTCTCGCCTCGACTATAGCGGTGATTTTAATGGAGAGCGCAGCTATACGATGAGCCTCGAAAGCTCAGGCGTGGTTATCAATGCCTGATAGACCCGCAAATCCAATCCGCGGCGAAGCATCGCTAATGCTGGCATCGGGGAAATATGTGCTCCGGCCCAGTTTTGAGGCCTTGGTTATTGCCGAAGAAGAACTGGGCTCGCTTTTTGGTCTGGTTGAACGAGCGGCAGATGGAAAATTGCTGCTGTCGGAAATTACTTCGCTATTCTGGCACTGCATTAGCAACAAGCCAGATGAACTGGAACGTCATCAATTTTGCAGCGAACTGAGCGCGCTTGGATTGTCGCGGTTGACGCCGCCGCTCAAGATTTTGCTTAAACAAATATTGGTGGGCAGCGCCCCCGATGAACAAACCGTTTAGTGATGGTGCCGAGAAATTATCGGCAATCGCGACACATTTGCTTGGCTGGTCGCCAGATCAATTCTGGCGGGTAACGCCAAAGGAACTGTCAGTAATTTTTGGCAGCCTAAATCGCGCAAGCGGCGATGCAGCAGCGCCACTTGACAATAATCAATTGGAAAAACTGAAAGAGAAATTCCCGGATGGATGTAGAAATTGAACGGCTGGTTGTTGGTGTGCGTGCCGACACGGCCGGCTTTGCCAAAGATGTTGGCGAAATGCAGAACCTGCTTGAAGGTCCTTTTGCGAACGGCTTGGAACGCGCAGGATCATTGCTTGAGAATACCCTTAGCCGCGCGATCCGGAAGGGCAGTCTGGATTTTGAAGATCTAAAGCAAGTGGCCCTGTCCGTAATTTCGGATGTTGCGGATGCTGCGATTACCAGCGGACTTGGTTCGCTGTTTGGCGGACAGGGTAGCGGCGGAGGATTGCTCGGCCTTGGCACTTCGATCCTGGGTTCCTTGCTGGGTTCACCGGGGAGAGCCACTGGCGGACCGGTTAGTGGTGGGCGCGCCTATATGGTGGGCGAACGAGGTCCGGAATTGTTTGTCCCCACCTCAGCCGGGCGCGTCGAACAAAATATTGGGGGCAGCGCCGCACCCGATATTCGGTTGACGGTCAATATATCCGACAACGGTCGCGGCAGTGCGCCGGATCAAATGCGGCGATCGAGCAGGCAGGTCGCCCGCGCAGTGCGAATGGCCCTAGCCAGTAAGGCAGATTAGTTATGGGTTTCTGGCTTGCGAAAGAACGAGCCGCGCAACAGACCAGCTTTATTCAGCGATTTGATCCGCGCTTCTGGACCGTCAACTTCCCGCGCCCGATGATGGCATCGGTGGTGACGACTGCACCGGATGCGCTCCGGGTCGATGCGGTTTTCTACAATTCGGATGATCTTGCCGGTTTGATCTGGGACAGCTCAGATGCGCTTGATCATCCCTTGCTCGCTTATGAAACTCTCAAAGACTATTCGCGGCTCAGTTGGCAGTTTCGTTGGCAATCGTCCGGCATAATGCCACTGGATGCGATCAACGGACCAACGCTGACCATTGAGGGACGAGATGCAGCTGGCAATGCCAAATCCTGGTATGTGCGGCTTTGGAACTATGCCGCCGGCAGTCCGACGGATGCGCAAATATCGATAGAGTTTTCCAAACTATATGGTGGTTTCCTGTTACCGGGAGAGGCCGATCCTGTGCAACCGGACAATATCGATCGGCTGTTCATCTCAATCGTCCCGCCGGAATATGATGCACAAGGGAATCGTTATGATACGCCCAAAAACGGCTGGGTCGAGATAAGCCAAATCAAAACCGATGGCGGTGGTGCGGTGCTGGAGATTGGTGATGTCATGGTTCCCGAAAACGGATTGTCCATGGCAACTGCCTATGATGACAGCTTCAACCAGACGCCCGAGCGATTGCTACGGTCAATCCGCGCGCTGGGTTATCGCGGGAGCATAAATCACTATCTCGGCATGAGTCACTATTTCCGGCTCGGGACATTGGGGCAGGGCCTGTATGTCAGCCTGTCTCAACCTAGTTCCGGTGAAGAATTTGCAGCGATCAACCAGCCATGTGCAATCTGGCATCGCGATTTTATATCGCGTGCTGATGCGATGGGATTTGATCTAATCCAGTCACTTTCTTACGAATTATTCGATGCGCATTGCTGGAATGATTGGAAACAACGGGCGGAAAATGGCGATCCGGCGCTAACCGGATGGGAGCCGCCTTCGACATTATTGTCGCCCGCCAATGCTAATGCGATGGGCTATCTGCAAGCTGTTGCACGCGCATTTGTCGCTATTGCCCGGGACGCGGGCGCCAAGATCAAATTTCAGATCGGTGAACCATGGTGGTGGATCATGCCAGACAAACGGATATGTCTTTATGACGCAGCTGCCAGTGCCGCATTTGGATCAAATTCCGTCAGCATCGGGGTCATAGATGGCGCGAAATCCGAAGCTCAAAAAATCATGCTGGATCAGGCGGGAGAGATGCTCGCAGCATCCACTTCCGACTTGCTCGATGCTGTAAAAGATGAAGCCGGATCTGCTTCGGTTGAGACGTTCTTGCTCGCTTATCTGCCTACAATAATTGATCGTCAGGCGCCCGAGGCAAAGCGGGCCAACTTGCCGATTGGTTGGTCCTCACCAGCGTTCGATATTCTGCAGCTTGAGGATTATGACTGGGTGATCGCCGGGGATCTTCATGCCACCCGACAGGGTGTTGACCTGGCCACTGAACGATTGGGCTACCCCGTCGAAGAACAGCAGTATTTTTCGGGATTTGCCTTGCTCCCCGAGGACGATTTCATTTGGACCAATATGGTTACTGCAATTGAAGATGCGAAAAAGCGGGCAGTGGCTGATATTTTTGTCTGGGCACTG